CGCATGTCACAGGATAATACAGATTTTACCAATGCAACAGTATATTTAGGACTATGTGTTCTAATTGCTGCTGCTAGTACCTTTTCTTATTTCTTTGGAAAGGTTGGTCAGAAAGTCTATATTAAACCTAACCTTACTATAGTTACTGATACTATCTTTGTTGAAGAAAGTAGATGGTACTATGAATCAGATACAGCAATGAGGGATATTAGAATCTCTCTTTATAAAGAAAAGGGAGGAACTCCTTATGATGTTTTATATCTTGAGCCAGATGATTTTGTAGATCTTAAGCTTAAGGAAGGATATAATATTGTGCATTTTAGAACTTTAGGAAAGTACCCTACAACTCATACAAGATGTAGGGTACTTCAACTAAAGCCTACTAAGATACCACCTCCTAAATTTAGCTTTAAAAGATTATTTGATTACTAATATGACTGGCATTGAAACTCTACTAACTATTATGAAAATTATAGTTCCTCTTAGTATAATAGGAATTACAACCATGATTAGATTTCTTTATGATATTAGAAATAACTCTAAAGAAGTTCAAAGAGAGTTTCATACCTTCAAATTAGATTTTACATCAGAGATTACTTCTCTTAAAAATAAGATTGATATCTTAGATAGTAAGACTAAAGATAGTTACTCTAAGTCTGAGACAGATAATTTGTTCCTAAAGCTTAAGAATGAGTTTTTAGAAAAGATTGTCTTGAAAAGAAGACATGAGGCTAGTGAAGACTAGCTTCTACTATCTCTCTATACTGAGTAAATCCTTTAAAGTTTCTACTATAAGGTTTCCAGCAATATTTAGTATCTTCCATTACTTGCCCACAATGCTCAAATGGTGACATATGTCCAGATTCTAACAATCTGTTATACAACTCTATATCAGCTGTATGTGAATTATTACTTGTTGACCCTACAGTTGTGTAGGATACTCTGGCACATCTTGCAGTAGCAACTTGTAAATCATCACCAAATGGTATATGCCATTCTCCAACTTTAAGAATTTTAGGAGTACTATTGCTCATAGCCTCCTTCATTTTTCTTGCTAACTCCTGAATATGAATCTCAGCAGCTTCATGATCTCTAAGTTTAAAGAAGTTCTCATAATCTGTAGCAGTACAAATAACTGTATGCCACATAAAAGGTTCTAGAAGTCTATTGCATAACTGTTTAGTAATTCCCATTTCATCAAGATATTTTGCTCTTTTGACAGCATCATTTCTTGCATCTAACCAATCATTTATTCTAGGAGTAATTTCATCCATAGATGTAATATAATCAGTGCCTTGCATACCTTTGTGTTGTCTTTGCCAAGCAATAGGAATAAAAGGATTAGTCTCTACACTCTCTACCATCTTAGCAAATGGTATAGCTCTGCTACTAGCTGAGTTTCTACTAAACATTCTATGAGTATTAAACTCTGCTAGAATTATCCTAGGAAAAGTAAGAAGAAAGGTTGTTAGCCTTTCTCCCCTTATACTTTTACTATCTGCAATTATTTTAGCTTCAATGCTCATTACCAATCTAAATCTAGTTCTTTCTTTCTATCCTTGTAATTGCAGTATGCTAGCTTCATATAGTTAATACCATCTAAAAAGCTATCATCAATACTCTCATTGTTAGGCCACTTGTTAGTATTAATAAGGTTACTAATTCTAGCAATCTTAAGTAAGGCCATAAACATAGCATAATTAGTTGGGTCTGATACATTCAAACCCAACTCCTTAGCAGCAGCAGATACACTTTTAAAGTTATTTAAGACATCTTCTGTAGCATAGTCATGAGCTTTGCTACTGGAAATGTTTAACAACTTCTTATCAAGTTCTTGATAGATCTTAATTTGCTCTTGCTTAGTCATTAATAATTTTCTTTTCGTTATCTAGATTTCTATTTAAAGCATAGTAGCTACTAAACCCTTCAGGATATCTAGCTTGTAGCTTTTTAATATTGATAGATAAACAATGATCTAGATTAATATCTGTTAGATTCATCAAGCAATGAAGATAGTTTGCTAACATAGGTTTAATACTATCCTCATTTAATGGTAGATATGAGAATACATAACTCATGTTATTATAAATACTAGTATCATACCAATTAGCATCATCATGAAACTCAGCATTCTCATCAGATATACTTTCTACCATATTACTAAATGATAATCCAGCAAACTCACAGTAGTTAGCAATATACCAAAAGGCATCACCAAACTCCTCAGTCATATGACTCCAATTAACTTCTTTGCCATAAGCTAGATGTTTCTTTAGAATATCAATAATCTCTGCAGTTTCAGTAATGATACCCATCTCCATGTGTATCCTGTTCTTCTCAGCATCTCCTAAATCTTTACAAGTAAGGGATGCCAACTCTTGATAGTTATTATAATTAATTTCCATAAATTTTATCTATTGTAGCTGATAGCAATTTAACCTTTTCTAAACCAATCTTTTTAATTAAAGTACTAATATTAATAGTTACCTCATCAAAGTAAGCCCTTAAGGCCTCTCTTTCTTCTTCTGATAATGTAATCTCTTCCATATTATTTAATTATTGTTTGCCACTAATTTACACATCTCAATAAAATATTCTTGTGAATAAACATTTTTCATAATATTTATAGATTTATGAACCCATTGCACATTATCTAATGTATAACCTTTAGTAGAGTCTATTCTATCAAGAGAAGCTGTAGATTTTTTATTCTCAACAGCAGTGTTTTTAATAGGAAAAGTTAATTCTAATCCTGTTAAAGCACATTTTTTATCTTGTTTTAAGAAAAGTTCCCAAATATCTTTTACTGTAATTTCTAATTGTTTTACAATATTGCTTCTTGATTTTCTACCAGAAGCAGCTCTATAAATTACATTATGAAACCAAGAAGCACTTATATCTCCTGAACCTCCCCACAAAGGACTATTCTTGCCATGTAACCTAAAACATCCACAACTAGAGTTTTCAGATCTTTCCAATGATGTACCTGTTCTTACACAAGTATTACCACAATCACATACACAATTCCATCTTGAATGTCCTTGTGGAGATTTTTCAGCTTCAGACATTACTAAAAGTTTACCAAATTTTAAGTTGTTTAAATCATGTTTTTTCATTACTTCACATCTATATATACATTATACGTATATACAAATATAAGTAATTTTAAAGTATTGCACAACCTTCTGGACCACTACATGCAACTTCACCCTTCAAATCAGTAACATCATCAAACTCTACAACTTTAGACAAGTCTATAGAATCTAGATGAGATACCATCTCCTCATATACTTCTTTAGTAATATCTTCAAAAGGTGCTTGGCTATAGCTACCACCATCAAATGGAAGACAGCTTAATCCATTGTAGTACTCTTTATTTTCCCACATCCATTCTCCAACTACTTCCCATTCATTTCTTAAAGAACTTCTTTCTCCTAAATTACCATAAACTCTTTCTTTATCAATAGAGATAGTAGCAGATACATTGTGTGTATTATCACCTCTAACATGACCATATCTAACCCATCTATTTGAGATAGTCTTAACTCTCTCTAATAGTTCTGCAGCACTCTCATGCCTAGTTACAGCCCCCTCAGGAGCTTTAATAGGAATCTCTACTACTGCTGAGTTAGGGATTAGCAAGTGATCTTTAATAAGAGCAGGATGATTCTCAGCAAGGTACTTGTAAAGTTCCTCACTCTTACTCATCTGCATCCTCCTGATGTAATAATCATTATGCCAAGCATGGATACCAGAGCTAGTACCCAAGACACAAGAAGTGGTTCCACTTGGTTTAACGCAGGTAGTTCTGGCAGCTTTATTAATACCAATAATTTTTGAAATGTATTCATTTGTATCTTTAACTAATTCTACAGCTCCTTCTATATCATACTTAAATACTTCCATAGATGCTATACCAGTCATACCTACACCAATAAGTGCATCCTTCTCAGTAGTCTTTTTCCAAATAGGTCTAAGATAATGAAAATCTGTAAATCCTGCTTGTAAAGTACCAAAGAATGAAGCTACAATTACTCTATTGTGAAAATCATCTTGAGATACAATATCAGATACATTAACCTCACATAGATTGCAGAACTGGTAAGGTCTTAGTGCAATCTCACAACAAGGATTAGTACCCCAATCAGGATTATTGGTAAAGTAGAAACCTGGTTCTCCACTACCTGAGAGCTCAATCTTTTTCCATAAGGATAAGAAGAATTCTTTAGTAATCTTATGTCTTACAAGTACAGCTGAGTTATTAGCTCTACCTCTTTGAGGATTACTTTCCCACCAGCTACCAAACTTACAAGTAAGCATATCTTCATCATTAGCAGAAAATAAACTTATTAGTGCAGCTCTGCGTATTCCACCTGCTAGAACTGAGTCTGCAATATGGCATACAATATCATGCACCTCTAGAGAAGATAGCTTTTCTCCATTACTCTTCCTCTCAAGAATCTGCTCAATCTTAAATAAGCATTCCTTAAGTGGCTCAGGACCAGGAGCTTTACCTCCGGCAGTAATTAATCTAGTACCCTTAGCTCTAATATCAGAAAAATCAAATCTAGGTTTAGTACCTCTACCTCCTAGATAAGAAGCTATAAGATGTTTAATTGCATCAGCCCATCCTTCTATACTATCACCAACAAGATACTTCTGTTCTTTATGAGGTTTTCTAATCTCTGGTAGTTTCTCAATATGAGAAAACTGTACACTGTATCCAACTCCAGTGCCACCAAGAAGCAAAAACATTACCTCACCAAAAGCTCTATAGTCATCAATAGGAAGATAGCAACAGTTGTAAATCCTAGCCTCATTCTTAAGGATAGCATCTCCAGCAAATTGCATTGCTCTCATTGATGGTAAAACTTTCTTATCATATAAGTAGTTAGCATTGTCCTCAATATCTTTAGATAGCATAGGATACTTATCTTTCATCATGTCTACATACCTGTCTACAATCTCTGAATAAGTTTCCCTCCTATTAAAGAGTGGTTTAAACTTTGCATACTTATTAAATGTCACAATGTCTGAGAGAATATCCAGACCAATATTACTTTCTGTCATACTTCTTTTAATTAACTAATTTGTCTATATTTAGATTATGCTCCTCAAGAATATTATAAAATTCTTTAGCAATATCTACCTCATCCCAACTACCATGCTTCTCAATACTTCTAATCTTATTAGAAAAAGAAAATAAAGCTAAAGCCATATCTAGACTTCTAGAGCATCTCTCAAATGCTATTTGGTCATCAACATCTTCTAGATTAAATATCAGCTTTGCTTTCATCATTTTTATTATGGATAATAATTCTATACTCTTTCCATTCTTTTAATAAAGATTGTAGGGAAGTTATTAACTCCCCTACTCCTTCAATATTATAGATGTCAATAATCTTTGCTTTGAAATCTATTTTGTAGCATGACTTGCTCACAACCAGAATTTAAGTTTATTGTAAAAAAGTTTCCATCCAGAAGGATTTTCTTCTTTGATTTCTTCTTTAACTTCTACCTTATCTTCTGTGATAGTCTTTGCAATATTTTCAAAGTCTTCTTCAATACTCTTAATAAACTTCTTTGTATCCTCAATATACTTTGAGTCTACATCAAAGTCAGAACCTGCCAATTGAGTACCATCCTTAACTTCCTCTTTAGGTTGTAAGGATTCCCACTCTTTCTTGGAGATAAATTTGTTAGTAACCGGATGTCTATAGATCTGCTTCTTGCTCATATACATAATACTTTACATTTTCAACAATCAAAGATAAAATATTTCTGTTATCTATAAAATAGTCTTCGCCATCTTTAACAGAAAGAATTAAAGTATTACCCATTAATTCATCTTTAGAGGCAACTTTACCAGTAATAGATTTTTTATCACTACCAGAGGTATATGATAATGTAAAAATACTTTGAGTGCTGTGAAGTAGTCTTACGATTTCTTCAAGACTCTTATGCTCAATATTATAGTATAAATCAGAAGAACTTAGATTAGAAAGTAAACTTTGATCTATCTCTAGATAAAAAGTCTTTCCTAAACTATCTATGCATTTACCCATCCTAACTCCCTCATTTACCTGCACTTCTACAATCTTAAAGTCAACCTTAAGTCTGTACCAGCCATTTAAACCTACATCTTGTACTCTCATAACTTACATTTTTTACAATACTGTGATAATAATTTTATTTCTCCTTTAATAGCTTTAACTTCATCAGGAGTAAATTCTTGTCCTATTTTAATAATAGCCCCACATTTACAACACAGTAATGCACCAAGACCACTATTAAACTTAAATATTGCCTTTCCCATAAGTCTCATTATAGTATAGTTCTGCTCTACCCATATTAGGATCAAAGTTAGTACCCATACTATCATAAACAGCCTTAACTATCTGTTCCTTCTCCATTGTCTTGGCTTGTTCAAGAAGCATTTTATATTGCCAAGGAGGATTTTTTATTGCAAAAAGCCAATCAATGTTAGATACAAGCCAATCAACTGCTGTTTGTTTTTTAGTCTCCGTACTCATTAGCTAAAATTTTACCTACCAAATCACTTCTGTGGTTATGCTTAAGTTTAACCCATTCTATACCATCAATCTTCTTAGCCAGCTCAATAGCATAAGCTAAGCCATTGAAGTTTTCTCTAATATCTTGTTGTTCTAGATCACCATTAATAATAATCTTACCTGTCTTACCAAGTCTAGTAAGGATAGCAAGCATCTCATGTCTAGTTAAGTTTTGAGCTTCCTCAACAACTAAGATATCATCAATAGTTTTACCTCTAATAAACTGCACAGGATAAGCTGTAATCTTCTTCTCTTTAACAAGTTCTCCAATTTTAACTTTATCATAGCACTTTTCAAGGTTTTCTCTAAAAGCTTCCAAATAAGGATTGAATTTTTCTTCTAAGTCTCCTGGTAAAAACCCTAATGAGTTTCCTACCTCAACTGCTGCTCTTGTAACAAATATATGATCACATTGCTTCTTCATTAAGAAATCTAAAGCTGTTTGTGCACATATAAGTGATTTACCACTACCTGCTCTACCTGTTACTATGACAATTTGATTGTCAATAATAAGTTGTTTAGCAAGCTTTTGTTCTTCGTTAAGAGTTACATTATACTTAATGTCATTCTTTCTTTCCCTATTTGGTTCTTTCATACTTTTTTAAATATTTATTAGATAATTATTATTATACTCTTCAAAAGTATAATTCCATTGATTGTTATCTATATGCCACTTAAGCCTAATCATAAGTGCATTATACTCAATCTCACCCTTATCTATCTGATTATTAGATATCTTGTAACAATGTCTTGTAAAGAATTGTGTATCTACTACAGGCATATAACAAGAGAAAGAATATCCAGGAAATTTATGAGCAAGAGCTAACTTATAGAAAGCCATTTGTCTATAATATTTCCAGAACTCAAAACTTTCTGGAAAGAATTGTGCCCTCTTAGATGTAGTCTTTAAGTCTACAAGTACACAATACTTCTCATCATGATTAACAATAACTCTATCCAGTCTGCTTTTACAGCTAACACCCATATGCTCAAAATAAACTTCATACTCATTGAATATTTCACAGTTAGGCCATTCTTGGAAAAGATACTTAGCACAAGCAACATGGCTATTTAAAGCTTCTATACAACCTTCTATAGTTAATTTTTGCTCTTTAGTCATAAACTGCTTACCTTCATTAAGCTCTAATTCTGCAATATACTCATAGATACTACTCTTCTTTAAAGTATTAAGTAGTGTATCATCTTTGTAGTTATTGTAGTAAGATGCTAGTCTTGATGCTTTAAGAAGTATATTATCAATATTATCTCCAAGATAAGTATCTTTAATAAGCATATATTGTGCAACTACATTACACAAGCTCTCATTAGGTTTAACTACTTCTGAAACAACAAAATCATCAGGACTCTCACAATACAGATGTAGGAGGCTTCCGTTTTCTAGACTTGGGGATGGAGGGTTTTTTTGTATTGTTCCCTCCAGATACATCTGAAACAACTTTGGGCTTCCTCCTTGCTCTGGGTTTATCAGAGACAGACTGCTGTTGGCTATCTCCCTCCTCTCGTAATAATTGGTCATAAATTTTCTTAATTTCTTCTACTACTTCTCTACACTGTACTTGATTTCTAGGCATAAAAAAGTTATGATCTGGAAACTTAAACTTAAATAGTTTATGCTTGATCTTAGCTTTTTCCTCAAGAAGCCCTTTAGTTTCTATAACTATCTTCTTATCAGCAAGATAGAAATCAGAAACATATTCCATCTTTCTAATAGTCTTGTTTTGCCACTTAAAGGTAGGTTGTAACTCAAATGGTTCTTGCATCTTTAAGTTTGCAAGTAAATTCTCTTTCTCTAAAAGTTTATATAAGTAAACTTCTAGACCACTATCAAAGGTCAAGTTGTTATACTTGACCTTCTTAGTGGAATAATATTTTCTCATGTTTAAAAGGGAAGCCCTTGCAAATATATATCTTTTTTGTAAAGAAATTTATTATTAATTTCTTTTAGTAACTCTTCTTTAAACTCTTTTCTTTGAGATAAGTTCTCAAATGAGTATAGTTTATGGAATAAGAAATATATATCTTCTATGCCCTCATGAATAATTTTAGTAGCTCTATAATTTTCATCATTAGTAGGACCTCCACCCCACTTAGCTACAAAAAATTGATCTATAATAGCAGTATTCTTATCATAAAAATCTTTAGTTATATGAAAAGTAATTACAAAAATACCATTAGCATTTCTTGATCTAATTGCATAAAATACTATATTACCATCTAAATCTAAAATAGTATCATAGAATACATAATATGGAAAGCTATCTTTTAGATATCTTTTATTATGTGTCCCCTTCATATTATGAAATATCTTAGAAAAGATTTGCTCCATAGTAGTACTAGTCTTTCTAGCAGAGAATGGTTCATAATTAAAGATTCTCCTTATATAAGAACCATTAATCTTACTCATCTTGTTAGAATTGTAATACAAATCTAGCTTAGCTTTAATTTCATCTACTGTTGCTGCCATGTTAGACCATTAAAAGTGTGAAAGAAAGGAACTTCTCTAATCTCCTCACCAATATCTTTTAGATGTTTTTGATTGGCAAGATAATTACAGAATAGTGCTACAGCTTGAGTTGCTACCATAGCTGCATAATGACCTGTCTGTTTATAACTACAAGGCAAATCAGGTATCTCATCATCTCTTCTCAAAGAATCTAGATACATCTGTATATGCTCATCTTTATACACACAGAAGATTTGAAACTCTTCTGCTTGAAGTCTGGTATCTATAAAGATTTTCTTATCTTCATCTTTACACCATTCCTCAAAGATAAGTTTTCTAGCTTCCATATTGTCAAACATAGCAAAGCAATAAGGAGTTACCTCATTACCTTCCTCATATTTACCAAGATTATCAAGATAAGCATTAGAGTATTCCCTAATCATATTAGCAACTGCTATACCTTTAAGCTTACCCAAATCATCATACTTAAAGAACTGACAATCTAGATTAACATCTTCTACAGTATCCATCTCATAACAAAATAACTCATGCCTAAGTCTGGAGAGGAAGAAAGCTACATAGGCACCAACACCACCTAGACCCCCTAGAGTAATTTCTAGGGGAGTCTCTGTTACAAATGGTGCTGCTGAGAATCTACTGAATTCTAAGCGATTATATCTCATGGCTTATACTTAATATATTCCTGCCACTCTCTATCAGTCATTCTAGAAATGTCCTTATTGCTTTTAGATTTACCAAAAGGAATCTCATCTAAATCATTATTCATAGCTTCTGCATCTTCAATCATAGAATGAATAACACCTAAATTAAAAGTAAGTTGAGTCATAAACTTATGATTAGGAGACATCTCTTCAAAGGTATTCATCAAATCAAAGATTGCTTTCTTAGCTTCTTTAGCTTTGTAATTATCTACATAGTCCATGCAAATCTTTTCTACCTCATCAAGATAAGAATCTAAATGATCTTCATTCTTAATTTCTGCAAGTACATCTTTAAGAGTAGCAATCTTAAAGTTAAGAGTACCTAAGTTGTACTGATTAAGAGATTTAATAAATGGAATTTCTTGCTGAATCTTGTAATACTTACCATGAGAAGAAGTTGCTACCGGAGTTCTAGCCCTCTTCTCAGCTTGTACTACTTCAAACTCTTCTAAGAATTCATTATTATCTGTACTACATATAATTACAGGAAGAGAATACTCTACAATAATTCTACCATCACTGACTTCTTTCTTAGTATAGTTACTATCCATGCCTCTATAAGAGACAGTATTAATAACCATATCAGTAGCTATTCTAGCATTGAAGTCTAACTTGTTATTAACAATAACAGATAGATGGAAGGGGAAGTTACTTATATTATCATGTAAGTGCTTATCATCTACACCTGATGGTGTGACACCCATATTGTGATGAGAGTGGATACTGAAGAACATTACAGGCCACTTATCCTCATTATTCTCAAAGTACTCAGCTAAAGTTGTACCCCAGTCATACTCAGTATAACCAGATGTGCCTACATCTTTAAGAATGAGATCTATTACATGAAGTTTTAAGGTATCATTATAGATATCACCCTCAACCTTCATTACACCAACTCCACTCCACTCTATACTAGAGCATTTGGAATTCAAAAACTTGATTTTGTCCAGTACTCTGTTCTCCAGAGTTATTGGATTTTTTAAACTTTTCTTTATAATCATCAAAAACATTATTTATAAGTGAGAGGGGTGCACAATCTCTAAGAAGAGTGAGCAATAGTCCATCAATATTACTATACATCTTTCTTGAGGCTTTATAGATAGATGTAACTTTCTTATGCTTAATAAGAACATCATCAAACTTTACATATTTTTCCATAAGCTTTGTCTTATCAAGTACATCATTAGCCTCATAAGAAAACAAGTTGAAGAAATCTTTCTTTATAGCATCATAATCAATAGATACTGCTATTTCCTCAGGAAGAGTACTAATCTTAATATAGTTATGGAAAGTATCTATAAACTTCTCATCATTATAGATAAGTTTTACAAACTCTTCCCATTGTAGATCCATAGTTCTACCTAATTTGCTAAGAGCATAGTAATGGTCACCATGTTCTGTCTTCTGAGTAATAGTTCTATAAAAGTTTACCCAGAAAATATCTGCATCATCCTCATTAAAGGTATCTATTTGATAATGTAAATTATCCAATGACATCTTAAGAGGAGAAGAACCTAAGCAATAGCTGCTAAAGTTACCATGTACATGAGGATGTATAAAATCAGGATTACCTGCATCTACTGTAGTTCTAAAGACATATATAGAACTTCCAACAAAATAGAAATATATATCTCTAAGTTCTATAGGCGCTCTAGTATCATTAACTACAGTTAAGAACAACTTAGGAAAATGTATACCAAGATAATAGTTACCTTCCACCTCAGTTAATCCCATCTTGCAAATATTAGTATCATACAACTCAGAGTTCTTAAGCTTATTGTAAACACTAATTACTTTAAACTTATTAGTATCTACTACAGCCTTATCTTTTTTGTAATATTCATAAAGAGCAAAGTATTTATTAGTTTCTGAGTACTGATTAGTAAAACCATTAGCAATATCATTGTAATACTTGTACTTTCTGCACTGTTTAATGTACTCCTCTACATTAACATCTAAACTAAACTTAGGTTGGAGAGTTTGGGGTCTCCTAAGAAACCCCTTAATCTCCGCATATTTTTTACTTCTGAGTGGCATGCTTAGCTTCAGCTAGAGCCCTTTGGTTAAATCTTGCAGCATTAGCAGTATTTCTAATACCAAGTGCATACTCAACTTCAAAGAGTCTATCTTCAGAAGAAGGAAGAGTTACTGAAGGAGTTACAGGCCAGTTATTTGCCTCTTCAATTTCTTCATCCTCTCTCTCAGAAAGAACAGCTTCAGCATCCTTAAGCTTAGCACTCATAATATTTACACTATCATGAGTGTAATTACCAATGATATCAATGATTTCATCATCATTATTCTCAATAGCTTCCTTTCTAAGTTCTCTTAGTTGATCTCTAAGACTGTAATACTCAGAAGGAAAAGCTGCCTTCATATCCTTAGGAGAAATAAAGACCTTTAAGTTACCCTCTGGAAGAATAGCATCAGCATGCTCCAAGGAATACAAAGCTTTACCAACAGTAACAGTCTTGTTACTGAAATCTACTGCAGGAAGAGCAGCTACTAGCTGAGAGAAAGTGCTTACCCCAGCTTCTACCTCAAATTGATTAACTTGAGAATTGTTTGTTGTTACAACAGTTACTTTACGCATTTTATTTTATAAAATTGTAGTTAATAAATCCTTTAAAAACTCATGCCCAAGGATTTGATAGGCATCAGAGAAATCTTTAATCCCCATTTCTCTGTATTCTTGGGGAAATAGTGCAATTGGAATATTGTATTTCTTTCTTATAAGTACTGCAGCTCTCTTACCAGGAGCATCATTGTCTGCAAGATACACACAATTGTACTTATTAACAAGCTTAGCAGGAGGAAGAACACTCTCCCCCTGCATAGCTACAGCTTGTATACCAAATAATGATAAACATACTACATCCTTGTAACTTTTAGTAATAACTAAGAGCTCAGGATTGTCTATATACTCTATTCCTTGTATCCATCTACTATTAGAGATGAATCTATACTCTTTTCTCTCAGGAAAGTAAGCCTTAATAGAGTTGTCAGCAAAAATGTATGCAAAACACATCTCACTGTCTCTCATGCGATTTTCAAAGTCTCCATCTTTATTTTTAGTATATAAATGGGTGCATGAGTGAATATTAAATCTCTTTAAGGCATCTAAGCTTATTCCATATTGATTCCAGTATTCTAATTCCTTCTTAGAGAACTCTTTAAATTTTAATTTAATCTCAGTACTTTTTCTTGGGCACAATTCAATCAATTCACTTTTTTTATTTAAGTAAATATAAGAATCAGTACTATTGAGTTTTAAAGTATTATAAACATCCAACAGTGCTTCTTGATAACTAAGTTTCTTTAGATGCATAACCATAGCTATAGCATCACCTGAGAACTCTCCTGGTCTATTATCATAATAGCGCAGAATGTTACCATAATATTGAAATGCACATGTTGGAGATTTATCTCTCCTTAAAGGACTTACAAAGTTACCTTTGACTACTGGAATACCATAAGCTTCAAATATGCTTTCCTGTGAAAAGGTTTTATAAATGTAGTCCCTACTTAGATTAGAGACATACATTTATTTAGAATGGTAATTCTGAAGAATTATCAGCTAGAACAGGACTACTAGTAAAGTCAGCATTAACTTCTGGCTTTACAATAGTATCTGTAGGAGTAAGGGCTAATTTATCACTGTTAGGTGCAGCAATATAACCCTTATTAGCAAACTCTAGATATCCAGACTTACCATAAACAAGCTTAACATCAGCAGTCCTCTCAGAACCTACTGCAGTTACAAAGTTCTTAGCAAAATCTGCATAAGTTTTACCTTCTACAACAACATCACCAATAACTGCAGTTAGTACAGTCTTAGTATCTCTGATGAAACCCATCATCTCAAGAGCATTAGCTATCTCATCAGTCATAGCTACACCTTTCTGACCTTTAATACCATTGAACTCAAAGTTAAATGGACAAGCTCTATCCATTGGATTACCAAGTTGCTTTGGTTCCCACATAATCTTCTTGATATTACTATCAACAAGTCTAATGCATAGGACAGGATCACCAGAACCATCTTTTCTAAGAGGTTCAAAAATAGCTTCTACAGGCACATTAACATTGATACCTGGTTTTACTGAAGCAGCTGAGGTTTTTACACTATTAGTATTAAACATATTTTTTATTTATTAAAAATTAACTTGATATTGATTTTCTTGTGCAATAGGACCTTCTGTATGAGGTTCTACTTCTGGACTTTCTACTTCTACTTGAGCTTCCTCATCATCTTCAGGAACAATAGGAGTAAACTTAAAGAATGTAGCATTCTCATTCTTCTCAAATACTTCAAGCTTAAAGCTTGTACCTAGTGGAGTAAGGTAAGTAATAAGAGTAATATTACTAAAAGTCTTGCTCTTATTCTCTCCTCTAGCAGTCTTCTTATAGAACTGCCCTTCAGAAGATACCATTAGCAGATAGGTATCAATACTCTTACCAAAAGTAAGCTCATTGTTCTGCATATTATTAAGTCCAAAGAATGTCTGAGAGAACTCAAGTCTGTCATTCTTAATGCGAAGATCCCAGTTCTGTGTGGTATTCCTCTTTCTTGTTGTTGTTGCAATTACTTGAAACATAAATGTTTTGTTTTTTACTTTTGATTATAAATTAAATCCCAATGGGTAATAAATTTTCCATCTACTAGCTCAGAGATAACTATCTCTTGATCCTTAAGATGATTTGGCCTAGCACCACAGATAACATCATCTGTAGTCTTAAAGGACAAAATATTCTGATTATTCTCACCTCTGTATAGCAATCCTATTGCATCTACATCAGCAGAGACCATACTCTTGATTTTGCCAGTGAGATCTAACTCTCTGGCAGATACTTCTTTGCCATTCTTCTCTATGTTAGTAGTCTTTAAGTGACCAAGAAGAATTACCCTATCTGCACACTTATAAATAGCATTCAATAGGTTTGTCATGGCATCTCTCAGATATTTATAGCCTGCACCATTAGGAAGGTCTAGCACATTATTGCCAACAAAGCCTTTGCCCATAGGGGTTTGCTTGTAAAGAGTCAGCGCATAAGGTAATGCTAAATCTTCCAACTTAGTTAGAGTATCTAGAGTAATATACTTGTAAGGTCTACCAGCAGCAATAATGCTTTTGATAAGATCCATCAATTCTTGTACACTAGTAATATGTATTTTTAGTGCATCATAATATTGAGTACCATTTTCTAGATCTATAATAAGATTATTCTCTAACTCTGCTAGTAGACTAGTTTTGCCTGTCTTAGGTTTAGAGTAAATAATAAGCTTACCAGGATCTGTTAAGGTAGCTTTAGTTTTACTTGTTGGAAGTTCCATCTTTATACTAATGAATTATAAATTACTTGCATTTCCTCAGATTTTGCAGGTGGTAGCTCTGAGAAGCTACCTGCTTTAGGATTAGCTAATAAGCCTACAGCAATATTGTCTCTACCCAATCTATTCTTAATTACCTTTAACATAATAAAGCTATCTCTTAGCTTATTAATATCATAACCTAAGCATGTAGGCATATCCATCTTGAATGCTGACATAGTAGCAAGTACTACATCTGCATCTGCATATGGATTCCTAGAAGACTTGAAATCAGTAATTTGTGGAGATATATCTACACCTTTAAATTTGGCTCTGTCTATAGAACTCAAGCCATCATTAAATTGAGATATAAATATACTAGATACATTGAACATATTCCTAAGTTCTACCATATATTCTGATGCTTTATCTATAATTTCTTTATCTGAGAAACCTCTTTCCTTCTGCAGAAGTAGAAGATGGTCTAGGATAATTATATTATAAGCTTCAGGATTTCTTGGTATAAACTTATCAATTTTTTTCTTAGGATTACCTTCTTTATCTACATAATCTATGTAAGTAAAGGAACCTTTAGAAGACATATATTGCCACATCTCATTATAGATGCCAGTAGGATTAGTGCTCTTAAATCTAAAATTTATCTTAGAGAATAAAGCTTCTACTGCTGGTATCTCAGCTTGAACAAGTTTCATTTGCTCAGGAGATAATCTGTTAGTACCAAAACCCTTAATTACCTCTGGTGGAATAATAACCCCATATTTCTTTCTGATGATTACGGAAAGCCAATTACATTTCTTGGATAACTCGTCAATCTCATAAGAATAGTAAAATACATTGATTTCCAGGCCTTGGCTTTCTGCATCTTCTATAGCATTTAATAGCATATAATCTGCAAGAGTAGTCTTATAAGTACCTGAAAGTCCGCCCAGTAAGGTGTATACCCCTCTCTGAATACCATGTATTACTTGGTTTATTCTCTCAAAACCATTGGATAAGCCTTTGAACTTCCCATCAACACCAGCTTGTATTCTCTCTTCTAAATTCATAACGAGCTTACTTTTTCTACTTTCTCATCTAATGTTAGTTTTTCCCAAAGCTTTGCCTTAATAAAGTTTTCTATCTTCATATTGAGATTATTTTTATTAGCCTCAATCTTTCTTAGAACTTCACTATGCAATTGTATATCTCTCTTAATGTTCTTAGCATATAGAATACCTAGTAGGTTTCTATCACCGGAAGTAAGAAAAGCTTGTTTACCATCTATCATAGTGAAAGCTGGATAAACTTCATAAAGCTCATCAATGTGTCTATCTACCTCAAAGAAAAGTTCTTGTGCAAGTTTCTCAGATACCTCAAAGTAATCCAATTGGAATGTACTTTTAGTGCTAGGAATTACTTGCTCAATTAAACCTCTCTCAGCTAGAGATATAATCATGTCAGAGTTTATAGCTCTTCTACTTCTATTGCCATTAACTAAGACATTCTCCTTAACTCCATACTTAGAAGTCAAGGTTATCTTTTGACCAATCATGTTTTCTGTGGCTGAGGTTGGTCTTACCTCTCCATCCTTTGGTGTAAAGTTACTATACTTGTACACCAAATCAAACCTCTTATTGTAAATCAATAGGAGGTAAGTTAATTCCTCACCAGATATGTCATACCTAACAAGGACATCAACCCACTTATCTAAATCTAGCATGTCTTTTATTTATCGTTATTTAAACCCTATCCCCTCTATAAAAGACTCTATATTATTATTGCTGCTCTTGTTTCTTTTTGTTTACTTCTTGTCCAACTTTCTTCTTGAGAGCCTCTTATTACTAGATTGTATAGATATGAGAGTTTATCTTTCTCATACCTAGTTACCCTATATAGACGTTGTCTATGTTGGGTACTGCTTGAAGTACTACTTGCTATAATACCAAGTGTTACACTACTGTCATCAAAACCCTGATCTACAGACTTTGCACCAATAAGATATTGGCAATTCTTGTTTAAGAAAGATGCTAAATTATCTTTTTTTCTTTTGGTAGTAATCTTAGAGTGATAAAGTACACTATTGGGTAGAATAGTGTGAAGATAATCACAAAAAGCAGTACTCTCAGAAAATATGATACACCTCTCATCAGGATGTTCAGCAATAATGTTAAGTATTTCATCATACTTATTAAAAGCATTGTACAGTATATCTTTTCTTTTCTTAAGCCATCTATTAAACTGTACTGCATGCATAGTAGCTTTACCTGCATCTAAAAACCCAGGTGCAGTTGGATGCAATCCTTGGTTTCTTCTATACAAATAAGCATCTCTACTTGCAGGGCTTAAACATGCCATAACATCATCAAACCTGTTGTAAAATGTCTTAAAGTAGAACTCATACATCTTGTTAGCTTCAGCATACTGCTTAGCTTCACTTTCTGTTAAGTCTAACATCTTATTATATTCTATAACAGGTGCAACCCACTCATTAGCAATAGCTTCCTTCATAGAGATAGTACAAATTTCTTTGATACCTCTCTTAGATAAAGTGTCTATATGTGCCTCAGACATAGTTGCAGATAGTCCCATAAAATACTTCCACTTGCTATTTAAAATAGCTTGGTTAAAGACAACAGCTTCATCATTAGAATACATATGTATCTCATCTTGAATCAGAAAATCTGATTGCATAGTAGTTTTAACATATGTATTAACAACAAAGACTTGTGCCTTTACTCCCCAATCACTTAGAATCTTAGTCCACTGTTCTTGTAGAATTTGTCTAGGGACAATCACATGAATTATGGTATCTTCTGGTAGTGCTTTGCAGCACTTGATTGCAGTAATAGTTTTGCCAAAGCTACCTACTGCAGTTAGGAGACCTACTTTATCATTGTCTTCCCACAATTTTACAATCTCAGCTTGCTTTTGATCCTTAGTCTTCATTCATTAAATCTCTAATCTCATCTGGATCTGGTAGTTGAGGTAATTCATCAACTTCTATTTCTTGATATAAATCCATGTATTTTTTAATGTTTCTTGAAAAAATTAAAAGTTCATTAGGAGTAGCATTAGCTTTCATGCTATTAGCAAGAGTGCTAATAACAGCTATGTTATCCTTGACATATCCTTTGTTAGGATAGATTCTATCAATGGATGGGGAGTATCTTGTACTACATATTAGGGGAACTTTTAAAATAGGACACTTTCTAGGAATGTGTATATCTTTAAGCTCAATACTAAATTCTAGCCCTTTCTTTAGTGCTCTTTTTTTAGCTAATCTAAAGAGTGTTTGCTTTACCTCAAGTACACTTTTATACTTGCTTAAAGCAATGAGCTTAATATTCTTCTTTTTACTTTTCACATACTCTTGTTACAGGACTACTTATCCATGATATATTTTCTATTCTCATTTAAGAGAGTAGCAATAAGAGTTGCATAAGATTCTTGTTCTTTCTGATTACCAATATCCTTAGATAAAGTGCATATTAGTGTATAAGTTTCTTCATTCTCAAACTTACCTACACCAATATTATCTTTATATCTTCCAGTTACAGTGGTTTTACCATCAATTCCTACATTCTTGTAAGGCTGTATTTTTACTACTTTATACATATTTATTTAAAATAAAGATAATTGTTTTACATTAAACTCATTAACCCACTCATTAGCTTTCATTGTATAATACTGATAATCAATATTATAGTCTGCAAAATCATCTACCTTAAAGCTCTTATTAAAGTATTTAACCTTCCAGTCTTTGAAGATTCTACCATTTCTAGAGGGAGCTTCTACTTGCTCTATAATTCCTCCAGAGTATCTCTTCATTAGATAGCCATCATGGTTCTTATTACAAATATAGTATCTTACAGTCTTACTTAATTTTTTTATTTCTAAATCTGTATAATTAATCTTATGCAACTCATAGGAACTCTGACCTCTTTCTGCAGAACTTTTAGCCTTTACTCCTGCACAGAAGTCGAAGATATTCCTGTGATTCTTAATAGTTTCTTCCACAGGTGTACCATTAACCCAATACTCATAAACAGAGTAAGGTATAATGCTGTGAGACTTGTTTTTATGAAGTGGGATATCTTTGTATTCATACTTACCTTTAGTTTTTGTTTTTCCATTATTATAAATTGCTATGTAATTATTAACATCTGAGATAATCATTTTCTGATAATCTACAAACTCAAGTTCCAAGTTAGTTAAAGTTTCCCACTCTTTACAAACAGAGCTATAAAGTTCCTCATACTCTCTTGAAATTCTGACCTCAAAACCATCTGTATTCATCATAACAAGTTCTAAAGGCATTTTTTCTGCAAGCATCTCTAATAACATAGTTAAGAGAAGTTGACCATTAATGCAAATAGATAGAGTTACAGCTCTATCTCTTAGAAAACTATACTCATCATTTGTTAACCCATAAGTAGAATTAAGTAGAATTTTAAGTATATAGTTTCTAGGATCACCTTTTGGTATACTTCTCCTCTCATTAAAGAAACCCTCATACAATGAAAGAAAGACATCATTAGGTAGATGTGCTGGGCATAAGTTATTTCTAATCATAAGATTAGGATAGAAACTCACTACATCTAGACTCTTGATAATCTTATCTTTACTACTCTCAAAGATTTTATTCTTAGGAGCAGCATGAATACCACCCAATCCATATACTATTGGGATACCTTTGTAATTTACTACTTTCTCAAAGTTAGCTTTATTCTCAAGCCTTAAGGTTTGAAAGTGAGCAAGAACTTCTTGAAACATAGGCTGTTGAAAGCTTACATATGGAAATATAATATCTTTAACTTGTACTATATCTCTTATAGTAGACATACTCTTTAAATCATTTAAAGGTATTCTCATTGCCTTAGATAAATACTTACCAAATAGTTTCTTAGCCATATCAGGTTCTGTGCTATTCATTACATTAATATTATCCCTCAGAGTTATAGCTCTGCGAATATCTATCTCATGCTTGAATCTAGTATACAGTTCCTTGGTAGCAATTACATCATTCAAATTGTAAGAAAGCACCATTTCCTCCCAATTATCACCCTCTCCTTGAGAAGGCATATCCTCAATATTCTCTAGGTCCATCATAAATTCACACCACTTCAAGCCAGTTCTTTTGGCTTTAGTAGATAAGGATAGACTCCTGAATAGGTCTAGTTGTGGTATTCTAAATTGCCATTCAGCCACATCAGGTCTTCTATTATCCTCTGAAGTTATAATTCTAGCATACCTTTTGATTTCTTGTGGAGTACAGTTAGGATTCCTAAACATATACTCTATTATCTGTCCATCAAAGTGTACACTATTGTAACCTATTAATCCACCTACCTCATTCTTAAGAAATGAGAATAGTTCCTCTCTATCATCCTTACTCTTACTAATGACAAAGACTCTGGTATCATCAGAGTCTCTATCTATAAAAGTTGCAGTAAAGATGTCAAGTGTTTCTAGATCATAAACCCAAACTCTTTTGCTCATGCCTGTACTTTAATTCATTAGCCATTACAGATATACTTCTTCTTGTAGCTTCTTGTATAGAATCTCTACCAACAAGATAATCTATAATGTTAATAATGTGATCAGTATCCATATCTTTTAAGAGTTTATTAACAGGCTCAGTTCTCTTCATATCCTTATCATAATTAGAAGTCCAAGTAAATGAATCTCTAATCCCCTCAATTAAGGAAGAAATCTCACCTTCCCTTATTTCAGCATTCCCAATAGTACGGGAATACATATCTTCAATGTCAACACCACTAGTATTGCAACTAGTACACCAAGCCATTTCATGGTGCTTAAAGTTGAATAGATCTTTCTGACAATTCTTGCAATAACCATATCTTATATTCATCTTCTAATCCTTTTATTCTTTTTGATAAACTCATTTGTGACATCCAATGTTTATGGTCATCACTATATTCATAATACTCATCAACTCTTGATTTTAAAAATTCTATTTCTTGTTTAAGAGTTGCTTTCTTAATTAGATACTTAAATCCTCTTTGATTAATAATCTCAACTTGATCTTCTGTATAATCCCAATACTTAGAACTAATTAAGAACTCAATCTTAAAATTATTAATATACCTATTATTCTTAGGTGGCATAATCTCCTCAACTATGCTCTTAATTACATTTAAGTTGTAGTGTACAATCATAATTTATTTATTTGAATTATAGAGTTTTGATTTAAGGGGCTAATGGCCATATACTTAGCTAAAAGATGTTGTGCTTGATAAGGATCATTTAAACATGTACCAACATACCAAATAA